CCTTCTCCGCCTTCATTTTTCCCCACCCCTTGTTATCTGTCTTGCTCTTCTCGTAGACAGAGTCGGCGAGGCGGAAGAACGCCCCCTCGCTGCCCTTGGCGCTGGACGCGGTCTTGGCGGCGGACTCTACCTCGGACTCTGTGTGGCAGAGTTTGTTGAAGCCGAGCCCCCTGAACCCCTTAGCCTTCACCTTCTTCACGTACTCCAGGCGCTCAGAGTAAGGCTCGTCCCTTATGTCCTCGGATCCCCACCGAGTCACGTCGTGGATGATCGCCTCAGCCATGGCCTCCTTCTCCTCGTCCAGCTTGTCGGGGTTCACGTAGCCCACGGCGGCGCTTCGGTGGAGAGGCTGACCATCCTCCACAAGCCTCACCTCGGCGATGACAGTCGCATCAACCCTGAGGCGGTCAGCTAGCGTGGAGAAGACGTTGCTCAGCCTTCTCCCTCGTCCGCTGTAAACCATGCAGTCGTCTCCGCGGCTGTCGAAGACGATGCTCACGGCGTCCACCTTCTCCTGCACATAGATACCTGGGTCGGGCAGGGCCTCCTTGAAGGCTTTAACCTCCCAGAGGTCGTCGAGCTCGAAGAACCGGTAACCAGGCTTATTGAAGGTGGGCATAGCCTTTGAGATCCTCCACGTCGACTCCGGCGAGACAGTCAGTTTCAGACCGTCGTAGGCTAGGGCTACGCGCTTCAGCTTGCTCTCGTCGCTGACCTCCTCTATGCAGGCATCCAGGAGTTCGGTGTGGCTCCAGCCCCTGTTTTTTCCTATCTGGGTGAATATGAGTTCCCGGACGCTGTGCTTGTCAGCCAGTTCTATGGCGCGTTTCATCGCCATGTGGCCCACCTTCTTTCCCTTGCTCTCCCTGACGATGTCTCTGCCGAAGAGGCTGCCATCCGCTATCCAGAGACGGATACCGTCAAGCACAGATTCGTCCTTAAAACTGAGAAGGTCATCTGTGTGCAGGGCAATCCCATCTATCTCCACGGCGTAAGTAGGGGTGTTAGCCGCGTGGTTAACCTCGTGAAACACGAAGCCGACTCCGTAACATTCGAAGGGTTTATCCTCCTCGACTATCTCCAGCTCATTAGCGAACCCGCTGAGATCAATTCCGCGCAGATCCTTCGCCGCGTCCACGAGCTTCTGGGTCGCGTAGACTGCTCCCTTGGTGTGGTCGTAATCCTTTATCCACCCAGCCATAGCATCCTCGTGGGCGTGAGAGAACAGAACCACGCCAACCGGATCCCCGTCATTCCGCTTGAACCAATCCTCCTGATCGGGCGTCAAGTTAATGATAACCCTGCCATTGATGAGCGTCGAGGTGTGAAGTCGAGCCTTGCCGTCAGGCCCCCGGGGCATCGGATCCGTCTCAGCCCCCGTCCCGAGGAACTCCACCCGCACGGTCTTCCCCTCCACCTTCCCTAAGTCAGCCATTCCTCCTCCCTCTTAACCGCCTCATCATCGAATAACGAAGACTCGTCGGTGAACCTTCTCATAGAGTAGTCGTACCTGACAGGCCTAACCGGCTGCTGATACCGCGTATCATCACGCCTGAATAATCTGTGGGTGAGACCGCAGTCGCAGCAGGCAATCGAAAACAAGTGAGCCGGATCACGGAAGGTACGATCACGCCTGACCTCCACCTCAAGACCCAGCCTATCCCGGAGCCCCCCCAGAACTATGATGAGCTGAGTCAGAAGAATAAGAGCCTCACAGCCTCACCACCCGTTTCTTAAGCCCCTCCTGAATCTTCTTCCCGAGATTAAAAGAACGGCACGGAGCACCAAAATCGGGGACACCCAGAACGGAGTCCCGGGGCGTCCGAAGCTCCCTCTCGGTGAGCGTCTCATCCCTGACACCCTCAAACACCGTCGCCCCACAATACCTGCACCGGTACGAAGGTAATTTATTAACTAACACTCGCTCCCATTTATGAGAGCAACGCGATCTCTCAGGTATAAGACGCCTCTTCATCGAACCTCGACCTGAAGTAAGTAGCAACGTACTTTAAGCCCTTCTCCTCAGCGACCAACTCAATAAGCCATTTTAACTGCAACCCGGAGGCTCTCATATGATGACGCTGACACAACTCGATTAAATTCCACGCTTCGTCTGATCCTCCACAGTGCCTAGGAATCAAATGATGCCTATGAGTCACAAACCCCTGACCCCCGCAGACACATTCACCTGTTAATGGAATTGCGCCGGTTCCGAATATCGCCTCTCTTCTTCTTCGATCCTGCCCTTTCTCATACCGTCTATACACAGGATCAGCGTTTCGCCTTCGTCTATACTCTTCCACTCCTATCTCGGCAATACTTCCATATGTAGCGTGTTCTTTCATCCATTGATACCGACATTCTCTCGAACAGAAAACACCTACGTTGGTCCCTCGCTGTAGAGCCTGCCTGATTCGACAGCCCTGAACCTTAAAATGCTCGCCACATTGAACGCATTTATGAATTTCATAATAGCCGCTATTTTTACGTCTAGTCCCTCGTTCATTGATATTTCCAACTCGCTCAATAACAATAGGCTCCTTCGAATACAGCTCATTCGTAGGATCAAACCTTGGCATTACATTTACCTGTTTTTGGCTCACGCCGTCAGTCACCACTTTCGCCCTATATAATATACACGAGCGAGTCGATACGCGGGAAGACCGCTGACCAGCACACGCATCCACAGATGATTGCAGCCTCTCTGACTCATCCTATTTCTCCTCCTATGCTCACCAACGACATAACACATCTACACCCGAAGTGTTTGGGCAGTGAGGGCATGAATTGTCCTGTCCAGTATCGTCGTCCGTGGCGGAGTCTGCCTTGTCGATCGTATTTGCAGGCGTCGCAGACCTTGATATCGTTTCGGGTGAGGAACCTCCATTGAGCCCGCCTCCTGGTGCTCTTTGTGAACAGTTGGAGAGAGGTGTTGATGGTTCGGAACCCGAAGTCTTCAGATAAAAAATGGATCCGTTTCGCTATTGCTTCCTCGGTCATCCATTGCTTGGGGGTTACGATCGTTGTCGCCTCCTCACCAACTTTGTTGCCTCACTCTTTGTCCTCGCAGGAATCCCATATCGTTTCATCAAGTAAAAAACCCGACTGGAACCAAGCCCAATCTCGAGCGCTACTTGTCTCTGACTTTTTCCTTCGTCCCAATATAAAGTTTCAATCCGAAGGAGAAGCTCTCTCAAGTCCTCGCGGCCCCGACCCAAAAGACGCTGCCCCCGCAGGGATAAAGCCTCACTCGGCGTCCGCCGTGGAATCTGAAAGTTGCTCATCAAACGAAAAACAAGTGAATGCGACACACCTATCTCTGATGCAATTTCATAGGCGCTCTTTCCCTGACCCCAGTAGGATTCCTCGATCTGAGTTGCCAGTCTCTCTCGTGCAGCATAGTCATGTTTCCACTGCCGAGCCCTTCTACCCGTAGCATAGGCTCGTTTAATCTGCTCAGACTTAGTTCGAAAAGGAAAACCAAACTTCTTCATGGCATAACTAACCTGATTCTCCGTAAATCCGAGTCGCTCCCCAACCTCAAGCCGACTAAGGCCCTCCTCCCAGTACAGCCTCTCAATCTCAGGAACAAGTTCCCCAATTATCCTCTGAGGACGGCTCTCAGCATAAGCAATCACCTCAGCCAACCTCGTTCTCTTCACACAGGGAGGAACCCATGGAATCATACTCTTCCCAACTCGAATAACCTCCGAAAATTTGCCCGTAACAGTAGTATACATAATGGTGCCAGACTGAGATGGATGGGAATGAACCTTCCACCCAAGAAAGTCGGCAATCGCCTCGATCGGCTCTCTCATCGAATTATCGAAACTAATCCTATTCTGAAAGGACGTACTACCTGGATGGCTAATTTGTTGACTAAGAGAACACGATCCGTCCGCCAGAAAGAACCAAGCAACGCCTTCCCACGTAAGACAGTTTTGCCTCACGCCATCAGTGATAACTTTTCCCATATATAATATACTCACAGTATTCACCGGCCCTCTCACTTCCGGCTCAATTCATCGGCAAGGATACGTCGGTAATCTCGTTTTCTTTCAGCTTTCAGCCGGTTCAGGGGGGCGAGCACTTCGGGGGGGAGGCTCGCGACCATCTCGCCTGCCTTCATCGACACATAGTTCTGGGTGATGACCAGCATCTTTTGGTAGTAGTCGTCGATGATCTGGCTTCCCTTCCGGTAGGCATTCGCTTTGGTCGTTTTCTTGCTGCGGTTCCGGCGGGCCCACTTCACCGTCTCCTGGAGCTCTGCTTCCATGCCGAGCATCGCTTCCTCCGAGCCAGGGGGCAGGCGGGCGTGCTCGGTTCCCTCCTCTCTGGCCTTCTCAACTTCCTCAGGGGTCAATCCGATCTGATCTGCGACTGTGAGCACAGATTTAAGGTCGCCTGTCCATCCTCCGCTCTCCTCGCTGATCCTGGGAGTCCGGGGCATGGCGCCGGGTGCCCCCTCTTCCCCGAATCCTCCGTATTGGGGGCTGATGCCCATCTCGTAGGGGTTCACAGCCTCGCCGGTGATAACGATGTTACCCTCCTCATCCCTGGACACATCGAAACCCATCTCCACATACATCCGGGCATACGCCGCCTTAGCCTCCTCGATCTGGGCCTCACGGAGTTCGTCCTGCTGCTCGATCACATTGAACCGGAACATCCATTCATAGACGCCGAAGACGGGGAGCAGCTGATCATTGAAGACATCCTCGATGGCTCCCTGCACGTCACGTGTCTTCCGGTTCTGCACGTCAATTTGCATACGCGGATTATTTCCGCTTTTACCTGATTCTATAACTGAAACAAAAACAGGGGTCACGCCGTAGACGGCGCCAACCACCTCACGATAGGACTTCCAGTATTCGAGGCTCTGCATCTCCTTTGGGTTGTCCATGGCGGGGATGAACTCTACTTTATCCCCTTCCTTGATGCCGAGCCAGAGTGTTCGTACCTTCTTGCTCCGTGTGAGCTGCCCTGTCGTGACGTCGCTCCTGTTCAGGCGCTGAAGCTCTTTCTCTACTTCGCCTTTCTTGTCCGTCACCTCTGTCTGATCCATGCCCTCGAAGACGAGGACTCCGCCGAGGACGCCGCCACGGTAGATCTCCCAGTTATAGTCATCCATGTTCTCGACGGTCAACAGTATCTTGTAGATGCTGATCATCGGAGGATTGCCGAACAGGGCGGGGAGGAGGCGGTTTGAGGCGCCGTGCACTATCTCGTCTCGTCCGAACCGTTGAAGTTTCTTGCCGCCCAGCTCGATGACGTAGCATGTTCTGAGCAAGGCTCCGCCACATTTATCGCAGACAGGTTCTATGTTCTGCGCGATCTGGGCTTCCGAGAAGACCACATGGTTCTCCTCCTGAGAGCTGTAGCACATCGGGCAGAACCACTCATCGTTCCCGAGGTGGCCGCGGTCATCCGCGATAGGGAAGAGGAAGCGGCTGTCCTCGATGTATATCTCTTTGGGAGTCCTGCTCCATTCGCCTTCAACGAACTCGCGTTTGTAGGCGATGCTCAGGTACCAGTCGTCCACCGTCTCCTTATAGAAGATAAGGGATCTGAGCAGGCTGTCGAAGTTGTAGTCGGGGTTCGGATGCTTCAATAACCCATCTGCGACGTTGAACTGTTCCTCGCTCGGCTCCCTGAGCTGATCCGAGCCACATTTCTCGCATTCATCCACCTTCTCCTCATGCTCGTGCCCACAGTCCAGACACTTCGTTTCGAAGCGGGGCTTGAGATCCCATTTCTGGCCGAGAACCTCCTGCGCGATGGCGCGGAGAACCTGACGCATCAGCCAGCTCCGGCTCGCCACATCGATGAGGACGTCGTACCGCCAGACTGGGCGCCTGACAACGGGTTCAATCTGGTAGACGTAACTCACGATGGGGCTCATCTTCTCGATGTCGTCCTCGGTGTTCAGAATCTTGTTGAGCCCCTTCTTCACCGAGTCGATGACGCGTCCGCCGATGCTCCGGCGGCGACTTCTCGCTTCCTTCTGCGCTTCCCTGCGCCGCCGAATATCGGCTAGAGGATCATCTGATATTGACGACATAGCTTTCACCTGAAGATTATCAAACGTATGCCTTAAAGACTTTCACGTCAAAAACTCTAGGGAAGCCCACGACTTTAGTCGTGGGAGGAACTGGAGAGCAGTGGTTAAATATGGAATAACCCATGTTGAATACAGCATCTCCGCGAAGTTGCGGGAACCCGCGGAGAGATGATCTCCGACCTGGCACCGCGAGGTGTACCCGTATATACCCTAGGGGGCTCGGGGATTCGGGCTGTCCCGACGGTGGAATGGTGCAAATCCGCTCGGTAAGGGCTGGGCGCCCCGATGTCAACTGGCCTATCGTCGTCCGTCGCCCCCTTGGGGGTCGTGCCCGCGACACGAAACTTGGAATGACAAGCCCACCTCTTTAGAGGTGGGTAGTTGACGGTTTCACGGATAGGAGACAAACTCAACACCCATCTCGAATCCGGGTTCTCTATGAGCCCAAAGACAGACGCCGAGGCTATCCACTGCATCATCATGCCGTGCCTTTCCTTTGGGTGCAACCACCTGCAGCTTGTTTCCCCGGTACTTACGCTCAGCGCCCAGCATCTGTTCCAGGAAGAGGCTGTGTTTCCAGCCCTCACCCACGGGGGTGAAGATGTCTTCGGAGGGGTATCGGAGGCGCTGATTCGCGATCTCCTGTTCGAGATGTTTAAACATCTTGTCTTGGGTGTTGAGATCCTCATTGACTCTGATCAGTTCGATGTCAGGGAAATTGTTCTCAAAGACGTCAGCCGCTCCCTGACCGAGACCGATGACGCCCACGGCGAGCCTGCTCACACCTCTCTCCCTGAGCCAGTAACCTACGTCGATCGCCTGGGTTTCGAGGTTGACACCCTGGTTCACCCACCAGTCGATAATATGTTTCACCCCTGAGCCCTCCACCACGGTCACCCAGCTGTAATCACCTCCGCGGGCGGGGTCCCAGGCCGCTGTGCGTCTGAGGCCCTGATCCTGTCGGATGCGGTATAGCCCGCCGGAGGGCGCATAGTCCGTTTCCTCGAGGGAGAAGAAGGCATCACGGTTGAGGATGAACTTGTTACTCACCATCTCCCATTTGAGCTCGTATTGAGCGGAGAACTCTGGGCTGTTGGGGCCATAGCGTATGCGCTCTCCCTCGACGTAGGTGGCGTATGTCTCGTTGAACCGGGCGGCCTCGTAACAGTCCACCACGAACACGTCGGGTCCGCCCCGGATGCAGCCGTCGAAGAAGTAGTCGTTCACGATGGAGGTCGTCGAGGTTCCATTAAGGAGACGGATGCCTCCGGTGGCTGCCGCCATGGGGAAGATGTCGTCCTTCAGCTTGGACTCGTCTGCGTCCTCAGCCTGCTCTACGATGATGAGATCCAGGGTCTCGCCTTTGATGTTGGACGATTTATCGCTTGACATACATCTGATGCGAGCCTCCGTGTTGTCTCGCAGATCTGCGACATAGAACAGGCTAGTTGTTCTGCCGCTGCCGAGATAGCTTGTCACGTTCAACCGACGGAACAGAGGATCAAGCTCGTTGAAGCGCTCCTTGACACGTCTGCGGAACACGGCCACGGCCTGGCTCTTGGCGGGGGTGAACACCCCCACCTTGTATGGGCGCTTCAATACGCTTGCGAAGTAGACACAGAGAGCTAGAACCGTGATCGTGGTGGCTTCCGTCTTGCCAGACTGCCGGGCCATCAGGGTGAAGATTTCGTCGCCCTTCATCTGTAGCTGGGCTTCGATCATGCGGTCGCTGAATGGGATTTGGTAAGGGTAGAGTGGGCGGCCTACGGCTAGGGCGAGCATATCCCGGAGTTTCTTACATCGTCGGACATGGAGGGGTATGTCTTTGAGGCGGAGGCTAGGACTCATCAGGGTCGTCAACAGATTCCTCCTGCGCATCTTCTTCTCTGATTATCCTATCCAGGAGGGATTCGACATCGTAGGTGTGTACTTCGCCCTCTACCTTCTGCTCTATCTTGCTGGGCATCAGCTTGTCAAGCAGCTTGCCACGGTACTTCAGCCTGACCACTATGGGGGCTAGAGAGATGTCGGTAAGCTGCTTACGGAGGATCTCCTCAAGATAGTCCTTAGCCTCGATGCTGTTCAGGTCGCTCCAGACTGTGCGCTCGCTTGCGGCGAAGCCCTCATTCTTCATCATGTCGCTGATGTCGGGGATGGTCATGCCTGAGGTGCTGAGCTCAAGGACGCGCCTCACCCGCCTCTTCCGCTGTGCTTTGCTGCCTCCTATTCTTATTCCCCCTTTGCTAGGAGATCATTTGTTTTCATATCTCGCATATTCTTGCATTTCATATTAGATGTCCGAGTTTTATAAGAATGTCTTGAAAATGTGGTCATGCCAGCACCCATATGCACCACAGCACCTTCATCAAGATATGTAGGGTCTGGTCAACGCTTGGGCCGTAGAGGTTACTGCATTTCCCATGATCGATGAGCCAGTGAGATACAGTCTCAGCTGCTGCGGCTCCTGTTAGACCCGTGATTATGTACACCATGGCGCCGTGGATTAAGGCGTGGGCCGTGAGGTACATCACCCAGACAAAAGGGTCATATCTCTGGCCGGGAGGGATGAGAGCTGGATCCATCCGTCGGCGAGGGTTCTTGCCTTTCGCCATGGCGTCTGATTGTAATCCGAAGTCCGCTACGGCGTGCCCCATGATTAGGAGGAATAGGAGTTTCCAGATCATGGGTTCTTTTTCTCCGAAGCCTCACTACGCTCAACCCAGTGCCATAGACCGTTCTCTTTATGCCGTGGATCCGCTACGATTGCCTTAGTCACCACTGAGAGCTGATAATGTAGCCCGTCATCAATGTATCTATCCCCCGTTTCAGGGTCGCTCATCGCGGCGCATACCAGGCTACCGTCTTTTCTCCACCTAACAGCCATCGCTGCCCCCCGGCAAGGTTATTATTTTCTCCGCAGCCTCCCCTGTGTAGGCTTGAAGTATTTTTTCTGCTTTGTCAACTGAGATTCTCAGTACGAGGTATCCTTCATTGAGGAGGTAGTTTGTTTTAATGGCATCTTTAAGAATGTTTTTTTCCTTGTTATGCCACCCGCCATCAATCTCTATACAAAGATCAAACTCTGGAATGTATACATCTATGCTATATTTTCCTATTTTCTTTTCTCTCTCATATGTAATGCCCTTTGATTTTAAATAATTTTGAAGGAGGGTTTCAGAGTTCGTGCTTGGTCGGGCTTTCATGTAACATTCTTGTGAGCAGTATTTTGATTCTGGTCGTCTTAGAGCCCTTCTAAATTCTTTACTGCAATATTCACATTTTGTATATTTCCATATTTTCGGATACGTCTTGCCTTTTTTCTTGCTTGTCCTACCAGATCTTAGTATACTTGCACATTTTACTGAACAAGTTATTCTAGATAAGTGGTCAGGTTGAAAGTGTTTACCGCATATTTCACAAATTATGATGCTTCTTAATCTACCCTTCCC